CACTGCGTGAGGTGGCGGAACGTGCAATTCCAGCAATGGAACGCCTGTTAATGTTGCCAGCTGATGATGATTTGTTAAGTGAACAGGAACTTAAAGATTACGGTGTGGATATTGATGCGCTCAATGCCTTCAAATTTCTGACCGGACCAGAAACCGTGCTGGCACTACTGGACGAACGGGAAAGAAACCAGCAATACATCAAACGCCGCGACCAGGAGAACGAGGATATTGCACTAACGGTTGGGAAACTGCGTGTTGAGCTGGAAGCCGCAGAGAAGCGCAACGCAAAATTACAAAGCGAGAATGCATACATCCGCAACCGGTTCAAAGAGCTGGACCTGTTAATCGGGAAAAACATTCTGGTCATGCAGGCTGCGATTATCGAATGGCAGGCAACTGGCGACGCTAAAAGCGGACTGGCATGGATTTATAACACACTGTTTGGCCTAGGCGAATTGCCGGACGAATCTGAGAAAGATGCTCAGGCCTACTTTAATCGCAAATATGCACCGATTGACGAAAAGCTCATGGAGCTTCACAAGTGGTTTTGGGAACAAAGTGAAGCCGAGCGCGCCGCTGGCATTCGCATCAAAGGAGAGGAGCATGGAAATAAAACCAGAGGATGAGTTAAGCAATATCGTTTTATTTCCGGTAAAAGAGGATGACCCTCGTAATCAGGTTAATTTTCTTTATGAGCCATCGGAAAGACCATATTGCCATCACGCCTCTGTTCGGGTTGACGAAAAAGAGCGTCAGGTCCGCTGTAAAATCTGCGGTGCAGTTGTGGAGCCGTTTGACTGGATGCTCTCTGTGGCGAAAAGAGAAACCAGACTGGCAGATGATGTAAGGCTATTGCGCCAGGAGGAACAGGAAAGGCGGAAAAATATAGAAAAGTTAATTCAGATTGAGCGTAACGCAAAAGCGCGGATATGCAGGGCGACAAAATCCAGAACTGAATAATTAAATTTAGCACTGTAAATAAAATCAAATCCTTAACCGGAGGGATTTCTGCACCATCAGAACATCAGGAGGCCGTCCGAAAGGGCGGTAGTGAAATGCGAAAATTCAAAATAATTATTGAAACGGGAATAGCCGGTGGAGATTTCGAGGATGAATTCGAAGTGGATGATGATGCAACACCAGATGAAATACAGGATGAAGCTAAAGATATTTTCTTTAACTACTGCAATTACTCATACCACGAAATAAAAGACGAAGAGGAAGAACAAAATGGCTGATTTTGGTTCAACTAAATATAACGCCAGTTTTGAAGAATGGCATGAACTGTTAATGGATTATGCAGAGTTACGCGGTGGAAGTGCCGCTGATGCTGAAGCATGGCGTGATGATTATGAAGCAGGGAAAACACCGGTCGAAGCATATTGTGATGAGTGGGGCGATGAATGAGCGAGATTAATTATCAGGAAGGGCATGAAAAGGCAGGGCAGGCAAAACCAGTGGCATGGCGATATCGCTACGTGAAAAAAGGCGTTACAGACTTTCAGGGGAAGCAGTGGGTTGGTGACTGGAAATATGTCCCGACAAAAGAGGATTGCAACGACAGACCGAACTATGAAATTCAGGCGTTATTCACTGCCCCGCCTGTGCCACTGACACCAGAAGGATTGATTAAAGCAGTGCGTTTCTATGAACAGGTAAAGCGTGAGAATCCGCCAGTCGAAACCGGAGCATGGAAAGACGCTGTTGACTGGGTGCTCAAAGAGGCTTGCCAGTCTGTAAACATTGGCATCAAAGGAGAGTGATATGGCAACTTTGACAAAAAAAGAACAAGCATGGTTGAGCGAATTACAGGACGTTCTTGATCGCTGTCCATCACCGAAAAAAATTGGTTTTTACACCATTGGCGATAAAAGCATTTACCTGTATGACCTGCGCCGCATGGATGAAATCATGGAGGCTCTTGATAATCGTTCGTCGATGGATTGGTGTGTTGCTGTTCATGATATGAATGCAGGGTTTGATGAAAAGATTTTGTTCCCCTCATCAGTTGAAAGCACTGCGGGTTAAGGAGTAACACATGACCACTATTACCAAAGAACGTATTGAATTGTTCATTAAAAATCCGGTTGAAAACGGGCTTACCCGTGGTGAACAAATGGAACTGGCACGGATTGCGCTGGCATCGCTGGAAGCAGAGCCGGTTGTGTTCTGGTTTGAAAAATATCAAGAAGGGGCTACGGCATGACGACTTTTACCAGAGAGCAGTTAATAGCTCACGCAGAGGAGACTATTGAAGCACAGAGACTGTGCATACCGGGCACAATCGACCATGACATCATCCGCACATATAAGATGGATATTGCTGTTCTGGAAATCGCACTGGTATCGCTGGCAGCAGAGCCAGCCGGTAAATTGCATGAATACAAACCAGTGGGATATCAGCGTCTGGTCGATGAGTTAACCATGCTGGTAAAGCAGTTAACCTGGCAACTGAGGAAAGCGAAGCCAGACTGCAAATTACCGGATAAGGCGATGAGTTATCTGGAGCGGAACGGACTGATAAGCGTGGAGGATATTTTACGATGACCTGGCCTGAAGCATTAACAACGGTAGGAATTGCGATGGCGGTGGCGCTGGTGGTGTATTCGATTTGCCGCTGGGGATAAAAACGGTTTGCGGTAAAGCGAGAGTTAAGTAGAATTGCTGCGGGTGCTTGAGGCTATCTGCCTCAGGCATGAACACCAAAAGGCAGATAGAGAAAAGCCCCAGTTAACATTACGCGTCCTGCAAGACGCTTAACATTAATCTGAGGCCCAATCTATGTCTCACAAATGTAGGTTAGCCTCTTACGTGCCGAAAGGCAAGGAGAAGCAGGCTATGAAGCAGCAAAAGGCGATGCTAATCGCCCTGATCGTCATCTGTTTAACCGTCATGGTGACGGCACTGGTAACGAGGAAAGACCTCTGCGAGGTACGAATCCGAACCGGCCAGACGGAGGTCGCTGTCTTCACAGCTTACGAACCTGAGGAGTAAGAGACCCGGCGGGGGAGAAATCCCTCGCCACCGCTGATGTGTCAGGCATCCTCAACGCACCCGCACTTAACCCGCTTCGGCGGGGTTTGTTTTTTTCTGGCATTCTGGTTTACAATTCGCACACCAGCCTGAACAACTGGCACCTGCTGCGCCAGCAGAGACAACCGATGGCGCACGATACCAAATTACACAATTCTGATAATTCAGCCGTCTTTGCCAGCAGGCGCGGACGGTGTTTTCACGCATTCAAATCTGACTGGTACCAGCATCCCCCATGCACTGAAGAACAGGCCGAATGGCTCATTCAGTGTTACCGCAGGCGCGGATACGAGGTTAAAAAAGCCCTTAGCCTCGACTACCGTCACTGGATAATCTCCGTCAGGCTTCCTTACTCTGAACGCCCACCGCGTCCGTCCCGCACATTCCAGCAACGCATCTGGAGGTAACGTGCGGGTATTACTTCGACCTGTTCTGGTACCGGAACTCGGGCTGGTGATCGTTAAGCCGGGCCGTGAATCCATGCCGGTATTCCACAATACCCGGGTACTGGTGGAGCCGGAACCGAAAAGCATGCGTAATCTGCCGTCCGGGGTCGTTCCTGCCGTTCGCCAGCCGCTGGCGGAGGATAAATCATTACTGCCATTTTTCAGCGACGAACGAGTGATTCGTGCTGCTGGTGGCGCTGGCGCATTGTCTGACTGGTTACTGCGCCATGTTAAATCCTGCCAGTGGCCACACGGCGATTATCACCACAGTGAAACCGTCATTCACCGTTATGGTACCGGCGCAATGGTGTTGTGCTGGCACTGCGACAACCAGTTGCGTGACCAGACCTCCGAATCACTTGAGCAACTTGCTCACCAAAACCTGTCAGCATGGATGATTGACGTCATTCGTCACGCAATGAATGGCACACAGGAGCGTGAATTATCGCTGGCTGAATTATCCTGGTGGGCGGCCTGCAATCAGGTGGTGGATGCACTACCTGAGGCAGTAGCGCGTCGTTCGCTGGGATTACCAGCGGAAAAAATCCGCTCCGTATACCGTGAGAGTGACATCGTACCGGGAGAACAGACAGCCATCAGCATACTGAAGCAGCGCACAAAAAATATTGCGCTGCCACTTCACGTCCACCAGCAACAAAATCCACCACAGGAAAAGACGGTGGTCAGCATTGCCGTTGATCCGGAGTCTCCGGAATCCTTCATGAAACGACCTAAACGTCGCCGCTGGGTTAACGAGAAATACACGCGCTGGGTGAAGACACAGCCGTGTGCGTGTTGTGGTAAGCCAGCCGACGATCCCCATCACCTGATTGGTCATGGTCAGGGCGGAATGGGGACAAAATCTCACGATATTTTCACGCTACCGCTGTGTCGGGAGCATCACAACGAGCTTCATGCGGATCCGCTGGCGTTCGAAGAAAAGCATGGCTCTCAGGTTGATTTAATTTTTCGTTTTCTTGATCACGCCTTTGCAACCGGCGTGCTCGGGTAAAAGAGGTTACTGATGCGTATAGAGTTTGTTTTGCCTTACCCGCCGACGGTGAACACCTACTGGCGACGTCGTGGCAGCACATATTTTGTATCAAAAGCCGGTGAGCGTTATCGCCGGGCTGTGGCGCTTATTGTTCGCCAGCAGCGGCTGAAATTAAGCCTGTCCGGAAGGCTGGCGATAAAGATTATTGCCGAGCCACCGGATAAGCGCCGCCGTGACCTGGACAATATTCTGAAAGCGCCGCTGGATGCGCTGACGCATGCGGGGTTGCTAATGGACGATGAGCAGTTTGATGAAATCAATATCGTTCGTGCTCAGCCAGTATCTGGTGGACGTCTGGGGGTGAAGATTTACCCCATAATGCTTGCAGGGCAGGTCAAAAAATGAAACTGGAAGATTTACCGAAATACTACTCCCCAAAATCCCCCGGCCTGACTGATGCATCGGCCTCAACGTCGAAAGATGCGCTGAGTATCACTGATGTGATGGCCGCGCAGGGCATGACACAGAATCGGGCTGAGATGGGGTTTTCTGCGTTCCTTGGGAAAATGGGCATTAGTATGAATGACAGAGAGCGGGCAACAGAATTGCTGACAGAATATGCACTCAGTCGGTGTGATCGCGTGGCGGCGTTAAGAAAACTCCCGGCAGAAATAAAACCGGTAGTGATGCGCATTATGGCTTCGTACGCTTTTGAGGATTATGCCCGTAGCGCAGCGAGTAAAAAGCAGTGCCCTTGTTGCTATGGGGAAAAATTTATTGAAAGCGTAGTTTTTACAAACAAGGTCCAGTATCCGGATGGTAAGCCGCCGGTATGGGCAAAGTGTACGAAAGGTGTGTATCCGTCTTACTGGGAAGAATGGAAAAAAGTCAGGGAGGTGGTAAAAGTTGCCTGTCCGGAGTGTGGCGGAAAGGGTGAGGTTTCCACCGCCTGTAAGGATTGCCGTGGGCGTGGTGTCGCCATTCATCGTGAAGAGTCGGTAAAACGTGGTATGCCTGTTATCAGAGACTGCCAGCGTTGTGGTGGTCGTGGCTGTGAAAGACTACCATCAACGGAGGCATTTAATGCCATATGCAAAGTGACGAGTGCTATCACGCTTGATACGTGGAAAAAATCAGTGAAACGCTTTTACGATACGTTGGTGGTTCGGTTTGACATTGAAGAGGCATGGGCGGAGCGGCAGTTAAAGAGGGTAACGCGATAGTGTTGTTGATTTTTCCCGAATCTGTGGTAAATTTGCTCTAACGATGGGCGTTTTATGCCTGACGTTAGAAGATTTTTTACACCCCGCCGCCTGGCGGGTTTTTTATGACTGAAATCGCGTCAGTACAGTAAACGCGCTGGTGGCGGTGAATACCTGTCTTTCAGCTTGCTGGCTTTTTCGACAAGAGTTATTGGTGTGTCACGTTAACCGGAAAAGGGAAAAAGACATGCTAAAACAGCAGGATATGACAGAAACCGCCAGAGTAGTGTTTAATGAATTAAGCGTTACCGAACCGGCGACAGTCGGGGAGATAGCGCAGAATACTTACCTTTCACGCGAACGCTGCCAGTTAATACTGACCCAGCTGGTTATGGCGGGTCTGGCAGACTATCAGTTCGGTTGTTACAGACGCCTTCCGCAGTGAAGGCTTTTTTATTTGTGGTAAATGGGCGGCTGGGGGGGGTTAGGGGCACCCACCAGCCATCTGCTCATGCGTTGGGGTCACAAGCAAACCTCAGGCCCATCTGCTTTGCGCAAAAGCGGTATGAGCCTATCAGAGAAGTGCTTATTGATCTATGGCTAATACTGTAAAAATATCCAGTTGTGAGTTAATCAACGCCGACTGCCTGGAATTTATCCGGTCGTTACCCGAAAATTCTGTTGACCTGATAGTCACGGACCCGCCGTACTTTAAAGTGAAGCCTGAAGGCTGGGATAACCAGTGGAAGGGCGACGATGATTACCTGAAGTGGCTGGACCAGTGTCTGGCGCAGTTCTGGCGGGTGCTGAAACCTGCCGGAAGTCTTTACCTGTTCTGTGGTCATCGCCTGGCATCTGATATCGAAATCATGATGCGTGAACGCTTCAGTGTGCTGAACCATATTATCTGGGCGAAGCCGTCCGGACGCTGGAACGGATGCAACAAGGAAAGCCTGCGGGCGTATTTCCCCGCCACAGAGCGCATTCTGTTCGCGGAACATTATCAGGGGCCGTATCGTCCGAAAGATGCCGGGTATGCGGCGAAGGGCAGTGCACTGAAACAGCATGTGATGGCCCCGCTGATTTCTTACTTTCGTGATGCGCGCGCGGCCCTGGGGATAACGGCAAAACAGATTGCAGATGCCACAGGAAAGAAAAACATGGTGTCGCACTGGTTCAGTGCCAGTCAGTGGCAGCTACCGAACGAAAGCGATTATCTGAAATTACAGTCGCTGTTTGCCCGGGTGGCAGAAGAGAAACATCAGCGGGGAGAACTGGAAAAGTCCCATTACCAACTGGTCAGCACATACAGTGAGCTGAACCGGCAGTATACGGAACTGCTGAGTGAATATAAAAATTTGCGGAGGTATTTCGGTGTGACGGTGCAGGTGCCGTACACGGATGTGTGGACACATAAACCGGTGCAGTTCTATCCCGGGAAACATCCGTGCGAAAAACCGGCAGAAATGCTGCAGCAGATAATCAGCGCAAGTAGTCGTCCTGGTGATCTGGTTGCGGATTTTTTCATGGGGTCGGGTTCAACGGTAAAAGCGGCGATGGCACTGGGGCGTCGTGCGATTGGTGTTGAGCTGGAGACCGGACGTTTTGAGCAGACAGTCAGGGAAGTTCAGGATTTAATCGTTTGAAACGGATGAGATTGAAGAATTAATTACGCGTCGTTATTATTCTGCGCGCGGCCCTTTAGCTCAGTGGTGAGAGCGAGCGACTCATAATCGCCAGGTCGCTGGTTCAAATCCAGCAAGGGCCACCATCACATACCGCCATTAGCTCATCGGGATAGAGCGCCAGCCTTCGAAGCTGGTTGCGCGGGGTTCGAGTCCCCGATGGCGGTCCATTATCTGTACCCTGCGTTGTTAGCTCAGCCGGACAGAGCAATTGCCTTCTAAGCAATCGGTCACTGGTTCGAATCCAGTACAACGCGCCACACTTATTTTCCCTGGCTCGCTTTTGCGGGCCTTTTTTTTAAATGTCTCACAATTCAGACGGTTGACAGTTGTCTGTTTTGCGGGGAGTTTGTTAAAAGAAACTGGCATGGTGAATCCCCCTGTGCGGAGGGGCAATCAGCGAGTAGGTATATGGGATAATCGCGGATTCAGGTGCTGGTACTGAATTCACCGGGAGGCACCCGGCACCATGCAATGGCACATAGCGCCACTCTCCAGCCCCTCTCCGGAGGGGCTTTCTTATGGACAAAAAAATCCCGCGCAGGGAGACGCGGGCGGCAAGGAATAAACAACAAAACGTGAAGTAATATTTCAGCTGGCGAATAATATCCGACAGTAATCACTCTGCGCAATAGCGCGGCCTTTTTCGTATTGCGGGCTATTGTCTCTCTTCTGCCATTGTCCTGTAACTTCCGGACTTCAGCCCGCTCCTCATTTTACTCACAATATTATCCCGGCCGGGAGGATTCATGGCATTTAAACACTATGATGTTGTCAGGGCGGCGTCGCCGTCAGACCTTGCGGAAAAGCTGACACACAAACTGAAAGAGGGCTGGCAGCCATATGGCGGACCGGTTGCCATTACGCCGTACACACTGATGCAGGCGGTGGCTATTGAAGGAGATCCACAGGTCGGCCCTTCATCTGAGCCGGACTGGTTCTACGTGGTTGTGCTTGCCGGACAGTCCAACGGCATGGCCTACGGTGAAGGGCTTCCGTTACCGGATTCTTACGATGCTCCGGATCCGCGCATTAAACAGCTGGCGCGCCGCAGCACGGTAACTCCGGGTGGAGAGAGTTGTACGTATAACGACATCATCCCGGCTGACCACTGTCTGCATGATGTGCAGGATATGAGTACGCTGAATCATCCGAAGGCAGACCTGAGCAAAGGGCAGTACGGCTGTGTCGGCCAGGGCTTACATATTGCCAAAAAACTGCTCCCGTATATCCCGAATAACGCGGGGATCCTGCTGGTACCATGCTGTCGTGGTGGTTCGGCATTCACCAAGGGCGCGGAGGGGACATTCAGTGCGGACGCGGGGGCCAGCCAGGATTCGGCACGCTGGGGTGTGGGTAAACCGTTATATCAGGACCTGATTGCGCGCACTAAAGCTGCATTACAGAAGAACCCGAAAAATGTGTTGCTGGCGGTGTGCTGGATGCAGGGAGAGTTTGACATGAACGCCGCCACCTACGCACAGCAACCTGCGCTGTTTACAGCCATGCTGAAGCAGTTTCGTGCTGACCTCACTGTGTTTAACGCGCAGTGTCATGGTGGTAGTGCTGTAAATGTGCCGTGGATTTGTGGTGACACGACGTATTACTGGAAAAATACATACGCTACCCAGTACGACACCGTGTACGGCGGGTATAAAAACAGGGAGAGTGAGGGCGTTTATTTTGTGCCCTTCATGACAGACGGTAACGGCGTCAATACCGCCACTAACGCACCGGCAGAAGATCCGGATATTCCGGCATCAGGATATTACGGTGCGGCATCGAGAACGAATGGAAACCAGGTATCATCAAACCGCCCGACACATTTCAGTTCATGGGCGCGCAGGAGCATTATTCCGGATCGTATGGCAACCGCTATACCGATGTAGCGTTACCTGACGTCGTGGCGATGACCGGGACTGGTAACCCGTTCCTGATGTCGTTCTTCACCCAGACCACAGACGGCAAACTGAATCTGATGCATCACAAGAAAGCCGGAAACACAAAGTTGGGCGAGTTCGGGAATTACAGTAACGACTGGCAGACGCTGGAGCTGGTGTTCACCGCCGGCAGTGCCACGGTTACTCCGAAACTGAATGGAGTGGCTGGCCCGGCATTCCAGGTCATAAAAGACAGTCTGACACTGGGGCTGAATGCGCTGACGCTGACGGATATTACCAAAAATGCAGCGTATGGCGTTGAGATAGAAAGTCTGGTGCTGGAGATAAATGCACCGGCATCATCATAAAAAGTGAGCCAGTCAAATGGAAGGTATCGTTAAACTCACCGGTAGTGTCAGTGGGTCGTCTGAGATGCCTGCATGAGTTATCAGAGCCATCAGTACTTAACTGGTGGCTTTTTTTATTGTTGTCAGCTTCCGGATAACGGGAGACGGGGTATGTACCAGATGGAAAAAATCACAACAGGTGTGTCATACACCACGTCAGCAGTGGGAACGGGCTACTGGTTCCTGCAGTTGCTGGACAGGGTTTCCCCGTCTCAGTGGGCGGCAATAGGCGTGCTGGGGAGTCTGCTGTTTGGGCTGCTGACATATCTGACTAACCTGTATTTCAAAATCAGAGAGGACCGTCGTAAGGCGGCACGGGGAGAGTAATTCAATGACTCAAAACTATGAACTGATTGTGAAAGGGATCCGCAATTTTGAGAATAAAGTTACGGTAACTTTAGCGTTACGGGACAAAAAACGCTTTGACGGTGAAATTTTTGACCTGGACATCTCGCTGGACCGTGTTGAAGGTGCCGCGCTGGAGTTTTATGAGGCAGCAGCCAGAAGGAGCATCAGACAGGTCTTCCTGGATGTTGCTGCCGGGTTATGTGAAGGGGATGAGCAGTCGCCGGAAAAGCGCCCCGTAATTTTAGAGGCGCAGGATGTGTTGATAACCTACAGAGGAAAACTACCGGGAATAATTACGGGTTCTCTGAAGAGTCCGCCGAAATGGTAATTTTACCAGCATATTTTTCATCCAGTAATACAGCAAGCCGCCTGAAAGAGTCTTGTTGTTCCTGAGACCATTTGGGATTGCATGATTCAAACTGGATTGATGCCAGCGTTGATTGCATCTGTTCCCTTGGAATTGAGAATGCCAGATATGAGAAGGCGACGGTAAGGGTATTCACGTCTTCCCGAAGCCTGGAAATGCTGTCGAGCAACTCCTGTAGAGAAATGGTGTTATTGTCCATAAATAATCCTCATGATTGTATTGACCTGTTAGCAGCCTGAGGCAACAGGCTGGAACTGATAAACATATCCAGGGCTCAGAAACCGATAAATCCTGATAAATATCCATGAACGCAAAAATCAGATACGGCCTGTCGGCTGCCGTTCTGGCGCTGATTGCCGCTGGTGCGCCTGCGCCTGACATTCTCGACCAGTTTCTGGATGAAAAGGAAGGTAACCACACCACGGCATACCGTGATGGCGCGGGTATCTGGACCATCTGCCGCGGTGCCATCCTGGTGGATGGCAAACCTGTCGTTCCGGGCATGAAGTTGTCGAAGGAAAAATGCGACCGGGTTAACGCCATTGAGCGTGATAAGGCGCTGGCATGGGTGGAGAAAAACATCA